AGATTTGATATTCTACCAGTCGGGCCTACCTAGTAGTGGGCTTTATCAACCCATTTCCTAAGTAGGAAATACTAACTGTCGCAAGGCTTCACATGAAAGAGATTCTCGCCAAACTGCTCATTGAATTCGTCTACCGTATGGTAGGTGAAATCCTTGTCCAGTCTAAGCACGGACCTCTGTCTCTTGTGAAGTTTGAATCGCAAGATTCGAACGGTTAGTTCAACACGCTTATCTGACGCCTCACGGCGAAGCTTGTTGATTGTATGTCACTGTTTGAAGGAGAGCGGTCTTGCCGTCTAATATCAATAGAACCGTAGTCGAGAATGTTGAAACTCTTGACTACATCTATCAGACGACAGGCACTGCTCCGAAGATCACTGTTACGTTAGTTGGGACTCGCGCGGGCACTAGGCTCGCGCAATCTCAAATAACTCAGCGAACTTTTACGGGTAGCCGTACTTCAAACTATAGGAGTTTTCGTAAAGCGAATGGGTATTTACCCACACGCAACTCTTCAGATAGTTTATACATTCTGAAGGGTAACGAGCGCAAGCAATTAACTTTCAATACGCTAGCGGATGGGTCTCGAAGACCCACCCAAATGCGCATTTGGAAGGATTATTTGTCTTGCGCAACTCCTACCACCGACTTTACCCCGCTTCTTAATGAAGCGTGGTCGAAGGTTCGGCGGAAGGTCCTAGACCAGGACTTTAACGCGCCTGTCTTCATTGCTGAAGGCAAGAAAACGATCGATATGATAGCCGATCGTGCGCGTTCACTCGCTCTAGCATACAGGTCTTTCCGTAAGGGGAGACTTGCAGACGTTGCGAAACATCTTGGGCTCACGCCTAAGACTGCTCACAACACGTGGCTAGAATACAAGTACGGGTGGTCTCCTCTCCTGTCTGACATACACGGGGGAGCCAAGACTTTGGCTGAGCTGAACTTCAAAAGAGATCAGCGCACTTTCCGTGCCGTTGTGAAACGGCAGGAAACTTCGAAGTTTACGAGCCCTCCTCAAGAGGGTTCAACCACGTTCGAAGCAAAGGCTTGGGTTACCGTTAGGTCTCGCAATCCTAGCGTCCAGCTGCAAAACAGGGTTGGTCTTTTAAACCCCGTTTTGATTGCCTGGGAATTGATTCCTTTCAGCTTTGTTGCTGACTGGTTTGTCAACATCGGAGATTGTATCTCCGAAGCTACTGCTTTCGCAGGGGTTCAGATCCTCGATGGAGGTAGTAGTACGTTGACTGCAAGCACCGGGAAGACGTTCCAAACGAATGGCTTCCCGTGGGATGTATGGGGTGATTCCACATACAGCCTGCGCGTGTACAATAGGACTCAAGGAGTCCAAACAATGCCCCGCCTGCGGGTTAAGTCAAATCCTCTGGATTTGGCGAAACTCGTAACAAGTGGTGCATTGCTACGTCAAGTTACTGGCCACGGTGGTCATTAACTTGCGCCGGATACGTCCGTACGGTGCTCTGTGGGTTGCTCCCACTCAGCATGTCGTAGAAGGTCAGCTGAACGTCTCAGTTGATTAACTCTCTGGGTAATTCCAGGGAATTTCCTCAAAGGACACTCTGCAGTGAGTGCTATCGCAAACATCGTCGTTAACGACGGTCAAGCAACTCCCGTTGCACACACCTTCTCCCCGGCTCGTGCCGTGGCTGATATGGCGCTTCTGGAGGACCGGTCGTCCGGGATCTACATCGGCTATAATAAGCTGACGTTTGAACTCGTTCGTCCGTCCGGTTCGTCTGACAAGGCGAATCGGAACCTGCGTCTCAAACTCAAAATTGAGACGCCGAAGATGGAAGTAGTGAGCAACAATACCGTTTCCGGTATTGCGCCCGCTCCGACGGTTTCTTACCGTCCGGTTGCGGAGCTCGTCTGCACTTTTCCCGAACGCTGCACGCTTCAGGACCGTAAGGACCTGCAAGCGCTCATGCGTAACGTCTTGGCGAATTCCTTCGTCACTGACGCTTTCGAGAAATACGAACTGCCTTACTAAGGCGTTCGTGTGCTAGGGGACTTGTCCCCTCTTTCATCTTCATAGGAAGTCCTTCATGAGCATTCATAAAGGTGGCCGCACCCGCATGGGGCGGTATAGGCAGGTTCATACCCGCCTAAATGTGCTTTCGTACGCAAGGCGTTTTTGGGAGGCGTTAGATACGCCAACCTCACTATCATGCTGGATTTTAAGCCAGCATGGTGAATGGAAGCAGCTTGTTGAAAAACAAGTTGACTCCAAACACTATATTAGTGAACGCGACTTCTATCTTGACTACCAAGCTGTAAAGCTTCTCGCGAAATTTCCCAATCTTGAGACTGGGATTGATCGTGAGACGGTAGCTAAGCGGAAGTTTCTTGAAGCTGAGATCAAGTGTCGTTTGACGAATTCATCCATCCGGGATGGAAGCTACGTTCATAATGAACGCGTCGGGCGGGTCATAATGACTGCGCAACGTAAAATAGCTTCCATTCTAGGAGATGTTCCGTCATATGAGGTGCTTGATTTCTCTTTCGGCCCTGGAGCCGCGTACGGTGTACGGAGGGATACCTCCGTATTTCGAAAGTTGCAATCAGCTTTTGAGTGCACACCCGCATTTGCTGATGTTGTCTCTTCGTTTTTCGAAGAGTTTCCTGGGTGGATCCCGGAAGGGACCCACGATGTTTCCATCGTTCCAGGCAGTCAGCTTACAGTTGTTCCCAAGAACGCGAAAACCGACCGTACCATCTGTATTGAACCGCTTTTAAACGGCCTTTATCAGAAGGGTGTGGGAGATTTTCTTAAGAGACGTCTACGCCGTCATGGCATAGACTTGAGAGACCAAAGTGTTAACCAAAAGTTAGCTTCTGAGGCCTTTCAGACCGGTCTCGCTACAGTGGATTTCTCCTCTGCTAGCGATACCATCTCTTATCTTCTCGTCATGGAGCTCTTACCATTTGATTGGTTTGAATTCCTTGATGTTGCTCGTTCACCTCGTTATGAGGTAGACGGTGTCTGGTATGACTTTCACAAGTTTACCAGTATGGGCAACGCATACACATTCGAACTTGAGACGCTCATCTTTTATGCGCTGGCTTGCGCCTGCTGCACTGAGATGGGCATCGAGTATCGAACAGGTGAGAACCTGTCTGTGTATGGGGATGATGTCATCATCCCGCGAGATGCGTTTGACCTCTTTTCCGAGGTCACTGAAGCCTGCGGATTCACAATAAATTCAGAAAAGTCCTATACTTCTGGGGCTTTTTTTGAATCTTGTGGCCACGACTTCTTTATGGGGACTTTCGTCAGACCGTTTCAACTTAGCAAAGAGCTTAATACGCTCAATGCCGCCTTCTATGCAGCAAACACCGTCAAACGATTTAATCACAGGTACGGTGCCCTCCCAAAAAGAGGGTTCACTCGATTACATTGTGACAATCGTCGTAAGGATCGCTTTGTCGATTTTTATGATTGGGTTGTTGGTTGCATTCACCCTCGCCATCGTGCGTGTGGTCCCGAAGGCTATGGAGACGGGCACCTCATCAGTGCCCGATCGGAATCCAACCGCCGCCACCCCTCCTGGGATGGTTGGTGGTTCCGAACTCTCGTCGAACGTCCAAAATCCGTAAGGATTAAGGATGCTCCGTTGGCTTATGCCAACTATTTCACGAGGCTCCAGCTCAAAGACCAGTTGCTCGATTTAGCGAAAGCTACCGGGCTTCCCTTTAAGTTAGTTGAACAGTTGGATCCGCTTGACAACGGATCTTCGTATAGCGTTAGGGGCGTAGTTCGCCCCGTCTGGGTTAAGGTGTTCTGTCATTTTATATGGCAGGACATCTCCTGGAGCGCCTGACGAGACTGTACCGCACCGTCCTCCCCGTGAGGGGATAAAGGACTAAAGCTCCGGTTCACACCGGTTAGCCCATTTTGGGATGGAGGGTCTTCGTACCCATCAAGTGGAATAAGAC